CCCATTTCTAGGTAGTTATCATCTCCTCCATAGTTGATAATCGGTAATGAATTAGTTTCGTCTATCGGCATTTCTTATAAATATTTTTATAATTTTTTTACTAAAGGTTTACTCTATTATTTCCCCCTCTGAAGTACAAGTTTTGTCCGTTTAATCTTGGTCTTAAACCATTCTGTGAATATGATGTATAAACCCTATAGTATCCTGCAGGTATATTTGTAGAACCTGTGTAATTAACAACCCTAGTATAGAAATTGAGTGTTGCCGCAATTTCTTGTTGTGTTGTTGGATTTCTACTTATAGAGATTGCTGTGTAAGCTTGTCCTGGTGTTGAACCTGTAGGTACAAACCATGTATACCATGCCTGTGGACTTTGACCACCTGTAACAGGGAGTGTATTACCCGATACAATTGTTGTTTGGAATCTACCTGCAATTACTGGTACTCCGAATGAGTCGACACCTCTTGTTAAGTTTGATATCGGTGCAGTTAATATTGCAGGTTGTGTAGTTCCCCATCCTGAGTAGCTAAGGTAAGCATTGAATCTATTGTTGAAGTTTTGTTGTGCCACTAATGGTCCACTTACTCCCCTAAACGCAAATGCTATGTGTACAGATGTTGGTGATAATCCTGTTGCCGTAGTGTCAGGTGTCGCCCCCATAAACTTGTAAGACCACCTATACTGTACTCCTTGGTTTCCGTTTTGACCATTAGTATATCCTGGAGGTAAGGTTTGGGCTGTTCCGTCACTTGCACTTGCAATAATCACCAAGTCGTTTTCTTGTAATCCTGCCGGCAATGTAATTGATGTTGTTGTGGATTGTGTTTGACCTATATATGAAATTTGTGGTATCGTTCCTGTAATTGGTCTTAAAGCTATTGTAGAACCAACCCATACATCTGTTCCAGTACCACCAAATGCCCCAGGATTTGTAGTTCCTGCTACTGCTTGTTGTGTGAATGCAGCCATTACAGTAGCTCCGTTTTCGATACCACCGTATTGTGCCGCCCCCACCAAAGTGTAACCAGCGGGCGCAGTAACCGAAGATGCAACTACTTCATCGTCTAAGAATCCGATTGAAACAATTACATCACCATTTGTCACAGTAGTAATTGCAGGTGAATTAGGCATGCCTACAGTTCCCGTCGAGACTGCAGGAGTAGTAACATCCAAAGGACTATCACCAAGAGCCCCAAGTGGATTACCTATATTGAACCCACCCCATGTACTTCCTTGACTTAACATATATGACGCTAAATCATTTCTTTGAGCAGGAGTATTAACATCCATTATCAAATATGCAGTTGTAATTATTGCTGGTGTAAGTGATGGTGTTGGAGTTATGGTAGGTGTTTGTGTTAATGTTGGTGTTGCAGTTATTGTTACACTCGGTGTTGGTGTAGGTGTCTCTGTTTCTGTAGGAGTAATTGTTGGAGTGATAGATGAAGTAGGAGTTGGTGTTGGTGTTGCACCTTGTGTTTGAGACACTGAAGGTGTTATAGTTGTTGTTGGTGTTTGAGTGATTGTCGGAGTAATCGTAGGTGTTGGTGTTTCTGGCGTTGTTGCTGTGACTGATGGTGTTATTGTTGGTGTTGGTGTATTAGTCGCGGTTATGGATGGTGTTGGTGTATTAGTTGTTGTTATAGATGGAGTTATTGTTATTGTTGGTGTGATTGTTGGAGTAATAGTTGGAGTCGGTGTTGGTGTCGGAGATGCTATAATACAAGGTAATATTTCGAATCTTTGACAATCATTCGCATCAATCATAATCAACATGACCGATGGTGCAGTATCAAATATTTCAGGTAAAGTTGTGTAAGCTAACTCTGGTGGAACAGGACCTGAAGATATAGTGGCAAGAAAATACCTATTGTTTCCGTAAATGTCCGCAACATACAGGTCGACAGGATAAGTAACCCCAGTAATACCATCTATTCTAATCTGTGTCATGATTCACATTTTACGTCATACTCAATCAGAACATCTATTGTTAGAATCTGATTTTGTAATGGACCGTCTACGTTCGTTTGTATTGTTATTTTATTATTTAATGCATCTATACTAACACCAATAATTCCAGAAATTGTCATTAGTAGTGTTTCTATAGCATTGTACCATTGATTGTCCGAAGGTGCTACAAGCAAGGAATTTGTTGTAAAAAATTGACTTGTATATACACTTCCTAAAGGTTCGACAGTAACCTTTGCAATAAAATCCGCACTTATCAAAGTACAATTTGTATTTGTCAAAGTAAGGTCATAAAAACCTTCATTCATCATTTGTAAAAGGCCACATTTCGAACCCCCTTTAGATTGGAAATCTTCATTACCCATTACGTAAACCTGATAAGAAATAAAGTTTTGACTACAACTTACAACCATGTTTCTACTCAAAGAACATCCGAGATTGTCTACAACAGTTACACTATATGTCCCTGCCGTCAATCCTGTCACCGTAATTGATTGTGGATTACCCACAACGTTACTTGACCAATCAAATGTAAATGGTGGTTCACCCGAAGATATAAATGCTGTTAAAGTTCCTTCGTTGCCAGTTCCACAACTTGTAGATATCAAACTATAAGTAAGTGGTTCCGAAGTGTTTACAAAAATTTGTTGGGTTTGAATACATCCATTCGCATCACTAACTGAAACTGAGTGAGAGCCTGATGTTATATTTGTTAACGTGATTGCAGATTGTATTGTGTTTGCAACTTGAACAACTCCATCAAGTAAATAATTGTATGGTTCGGTACCTCCTGTCGATTTGACTATTGTTATTTGTCCGTTGTTTTGTCCACAAGTTGTGCCAGTTGTTGACGCTGTTATTGTGAAAAGATTTTCAGTTATAATTGTAACATAATCACCATAAGAACATCCTGAGAAATCTTGAACAGAAACAAAATACGTTCCTCCTGACAATGAAGAAAATGTATTAGAACTATTTGACGTTGAGACAACTGATGTTCCTCCGTTTGGATTTACTAAAGTATAGGTATATGGTGTTGTTCCATTAGTAACACTAATTTGTATTGAACCATCGTTATCTGAGCAACCCGAGTTGTTCCCCTGAATATTTACTGAACTAATTCCATTTGGTGTTAAAAGTTCAGTTGTTTCTGTAAAAGTACAAAACCCTGAGTCAGTCACAGTTACTGAGTAAGAACCTGTAGGTAAACCTGACACAGTAAAAGTTTGAGCGTAGGATATTTCATAATTCCCTGATGATGCAGAATAATAGTATGGTGCAGTTCCTCCTGTAATTACTAATGTGACAACTCCGTCACTCGAAAAACAAGTTGGTTGTGTAACTATAAAATTACCAAATCCTATAGGGTCAACATCAAATATTACACCATTTTTAGTTACAACACATCCTGCAGCATCCGTGACTGTGACAGTATAATTTCCGGAAGTTAATCCTGTTATTGAACTTGTAGTTTGACCATTACTCCAAAGGTATGTATATGGCGAAGTTCCTGTTTGACCCGTTACATAAAGTTTACCGAGTGGTGTACCTCCACAACTCGAATTAGGAACTACGTAGAGTCCAAAATCCATGGGTGAAGATTCTTCAACGATAATAGTTTCTGAAACACCTGTACAACCTCCAATGTCTTGAACAAATAAGTAGTATGTGCCTGCGGTCAGATTTTGGAAGATGGCTTGATTAGTGTTTGTAATTCCTGAACTTATGTAAGTATTATCGCCAGAGTATAAATAAAAATTCGTTGCAGAATAATTAGAAGTTGAGCTACCGGTAATTGAACCATTATTTAGACCACATGTTGTGTTCTGAACCGCAGTTACATCAGCACATACACCACTTGATACAGGTATATTAATGAAAAATTCTAAGTTTGTTGGAAGTGTGCTATCATTAACACTAACAGTATACTCACCTGCAGATAGTCCTGTCCTTATGGATGGATTCGAATATACCGTATCGACACCAAGATTCGGTGTTGTCCACTGCACCGTATAAGGGGGTGTTCCTCCTGTTAGTTGAAGACTAATCGTACCTGATGTTGAACAGGCTCCTGTGGTTGATATATTATATTGAAAACTAGCCATCTACACAGTTAATTTCTAAATTAATTCCAACATTTAGTGTGAGTTCTTCACCTAAGTTCATCGCTGTAAGCGTCAAGTTGTATATTGTGAGGAAGTTCCCATTTATAAAATATCCGAGATTATCATTAACTAAACTTGGTAAATATAAATTCAATGCATTTTTCCAATCTGTATTCGATGGAACATCATTGTTTCCGTAACCAACATAGAACTCACCTTGTATTAATATTTGATTAGATAATCTTAAGTCAACGTACCACGTAGATTTTACACTATCAAGAACGCAATCATTCAATGTCAAACCTATACTGTTTACGTAATTTGTAATACGATTATTCAAGATAGAATCGAAGTTAGAAACTGAGACATCACCATTTAACCAAGGATATATAAAGAAATCAACATACTCAGTATTACAGTTGTAGCTGAATATATTTGATATAATTTCACAAGGTTGGGCGGGTACAGGAATGAATTGACATCCTCTTTGTCTTCTGTAAACAAATTTCTGTTTGTGAAGTACTGAGTTTTCATATTTTATACCTGTGTTCCATATTGTAGTTGCCGGTACCATTTGTTCGACCAATTTCATCCAATAAGGACCCATACCAATCACATAGTCAATTAACTTTTGATATGTATATTTGTTATTTGGTATTCCAACGGTTTGTTCAGATTCGATGTACTTCCAAAATATGGACTGTAGATTTGGATAACCACCTGTCTTACCATCCGTTATAAATTGTCTATTTCTTGTATTAATCATGTTCTGCCAAAAAGTTTGATAGAACTCAAAGAAAGTTTTCTTTTTTGGTTCAGGGTCTACAAAAGTAGAATCAACCCCACCAGGAACAGGGAAATTAACAGTCAAACCACTTTCAGGTATAGGATAATCAAACTTGACAGATTCGTCCCAAACATCATAAACCAATCCTTGACCAGGGTTCAATGCTATTTCAACATTCTTTACATTCAATAGTAATTTTTCATTATCAACAAAGTAATATGCGTTATAATCACCTCCACTTGATACTCTTATTTTATTATCTTCTTCCAACCAAGATTTTTTGTTATCAACAATTCTCCTTAACTTGAACCCTTCGGTCATGTATGGAAATTGTCTATATACATCAAGATAAAGTTGTCCGTATGTAAAAGGTTCTAACTGTGTTTGAATGTTAAAATTTTGACCAGTATATACTTGTCCTGTTATTGTTACTTGGTCAGGACTTCTGTGTTGTGGTGTACTTTCGTACCAACCAGCACCCTTTTGGAAAAACATTTCTTCAGTCTGTTGTGGTGCTCTCGGATAACCAAACTCGTCTACCGGATAGTCTAATCTATCTATGACAACATCTTGATAGATGTCTGTAGTTGTAAATGCAGTATATAATTGACCTTTTATTCTATATGTTTCACCAGGCAATAAACTTGGTACTTCTTGTTGATAAGTACCTCCTGATATTTGAGCAAATTGTGTACGGAAATTCTCCATATTTACTCTTTGGTCGGCTAAATAAATGTTTTCATTAAATTCAATTAATGCATCAGGAGCGCCAATTAATCTTAATAAAAATTCTATAGACCTTCTCGTTCCCTTGGATTTGAATAAGTAAGCAGAATTAAGGATGAGGTTTCTATAGAACTGATAGTTTAATTCTGTAGGAGTATATGGTCTTGACAATCCTTCATACTCATTAATCGCACCTCCACCAAAAACACTTTGCAAGAAGTTTTCTGTTGTAATTGGTGAAAAGTTGGAAGACCATCCCAAAGTTTGTGACAAGTTGTATAATAATTGTGATGGTATGTCGTCTTGGGGTAAGTAGTTTACAGAATTTATATACGCCAAGGCATCAATAAATTGTTTGATTTGGTCGAAAGACCTTCCGTATATTTGAAATATTTTTTCAACTTTCTGTCCTAAAGTATCAAAGTCCTTCAATGAACCTGAAACTAAAAAACGAGAAATTAAATTTGTTTTAAATTCATCCAAATTAATTGCAATTGCATCCAATTGTGATAAATAATTATCGAAGCTCGAAGACCTAATATCTAAGTTCCAAACTCCATCTTTGGGCCATGTTACAATTTGTTCCGCAACATAAAATTGACCTGAGGCATCCTGTTGGGGTACCTTAAACATTGCAGTATACTCAGGAGTTATAAGTCTGTTAAGTAAAAACTTTTCAACTTCATCAAAATCTTCTTCGAATACTTTATCTACGGTTACTGTATTAGGTCTTATCTCAAAATCTTCATACCAAGTAGTTGCTGAAGTACCAAAAGGTGCTCCTGAAACATACATTCCAATATACCCACTCGTAAGTGAAGTTGATGGTTGGAAAGAAACTAAATTGTATTCCAAGTCATTTGAAGAAATACAATAACTCAAATAAGTGTTATTTAAATTTCTATAGACTGAAGTTTCAAGTTCCCTTATTTCTAAATTCGTTGTTGCACTTACACTATAGTCAATATCAAAAGGATTATGTATTCTGTCAACGTTAACCTCAAGATAAGTTTCATTTTCTGATGAGTCATAACTTATGTTTACCGCAGTTGCTCCTGTGGTAAAATTTATTTGTGAATATAAAATATCCAAAGAAGCAGGAAAAAAATTTATAATTCTCGAAGCAGATACCGCGAATCTTTTCGATAGGGAACCATACATAGTGAAGTTCAAAACTTCAGATACGTCATAGTTTGGTACAACTCTGAATTGTGTTTGTTGGATAAGTCTACTATCAAATAAAGTATTGACATCGATATCACTCAAAGAAATTGGTGAAGAAAATGCACCGATGTTGAAAGTTCTGTTAACTTTTTCAACTACTGATGTTGTGAACTCGAAGTTACCTTGGGTCAATCCTCCTCCTGTTACCGTTTGTAAACCAACGATATCATCCGAGAATGTTCCTGCACCATTACCAGGTCTCGGGGGATAAAAATATTTGTCTCTGATAACCGCCATTAACTTGTGATGGTGTTAAAGTTTTTACTAAAATCAATATTATTACCTCTACTTTGTCTGACCTCGTAAAGAAGAGCATTGAACTGGTCTCTAATTTCATAAAGGTTATATTGTCTGTAGATGTTATTTTGAGAGTCGTAAATTGTGTAGATACCATCATCAATAGCTTTAGTCTGATTACCATAAAGAGCAATTGCCAGTGAAGAAATATCGTATTCAACCATTTCAATCTCTAATGTTACAGGATTAAAAAAGGTGTTTGTTATAATAATTTCTTGGTCCGGTTGCCCAATGAATGGTGTTGCGTTTGGTTTGTTCGTTGGCGAAGATGAGGGTGATACAGTCAAAAATAAAAGATTTGATTGACCATCAACATATCTATACCTTATAGCCTTTTGTGTTGTGTTAACTTGATTTGTCACCACAGGTTCACAATAAAAGGAAGATGTAATTATTCTGAAGAAGTTTGGTATTTTTGAACCGTCATTATTAAGATACTCGATTCTAAATCCTACAAGTCCTTGTGGCACAAATTTATTTAAAGATGCTGGTGGAACATTTGACAAATCGATTACAAGTCCTTTGACATTAGGTAGTGCACTCAATACACCGCAATCAGTTATTACTGTTCTTATTTGAGAAGGTCTTAAGTAAAGTGTGTAAATTCCGAGTTGAGTAAATTCATTTGCTGGTAATGTTAAATTATATAAACCACCTAAAATCTCAACTCCGTCATTTCCCCCTGTTGCATCATTGTTGAAGTAGGGTCTTAAAATCGTTGGAGCATCCAAAGTTTTTAAAACGAAATTATCTGTAACATCTCTTGAAGGTGTGTAGTTCATTATAATCTCTACATCTTCAGGTGAAACGTCACTTGGTCTTAGTGTTCCGTATGTACCGATTGCCATATCTTAAAATTATATTTAATAAATAGTTTATGTCTCAAAACCCTCTGCGGTTTCTCCACCATCTTTTTCAACCACATTAAAGAATCCATACCCATAGTTTTCTAATGCACCCAAACTATTGACTTCACCCAACCTTTGGATTCTTTCATACCCACTGTTTTTACCTCTTTCCACAAAAACATCTGTTTGGATTTGTCCTTGGTCGATAATTTTCATCAAAGATTCGTCTTTTGTTATTGGTCTCGCCTCTATATTATCTTGAGTGAATCCTGATGAGTTTGTAAAAAATAAAGTTAGTCCATTTGAATAGTCGTAATAATCAACGTTTTGTATAGTGTATGCAGTATAAACAGGATTTATATTTGTAATTGTACCGTAGATTTCTCCATTTTTTATTATCGGTAAACCAACTCTCTGTTGTGGTGTAAACTTACCATAAGGCTCTAATTCGGTCAATCGTGAGGTTGTTTGAGAGGAAACAACAAAGGGTGTTGGTGTGTACCCACTGGTGACCTGAGCTTCTACTGTGTTGACCGCATCACCACTGAAAATATAATCATAACTGATTGGTGTTCCAGACCAAGACCCAACATTTGAAGTAAAAAATGCTCTTCCCTTAGGATTGTAAATGATTGGATTTTTAAAAGGTGTCTTAATTGTTTTGAATACTTGAACTATTCCCCAAGGGTTAACTTGTCTTAATGATATCTGATATTCTTTATTTGCTATAGGATAATTATGAGACGCAAAATTTGGTGTATAACCTGTTACAGTTTCTATTGGACTACCATCACCCCAATTTATAGAATAAGAGGAAAGGTCAATAAATTTTTGATATTCACTCGAAGTGTTATATACTTGATAAGTGTATGGTGAGGTTGTATTTGAAGAAAAAATGAAATTTGTTACAACATCCTTTTGACAGATTTCTCCATCGAAAGGACTATAATAACCCATATCTAATACGCTCTGATTCAATAATATAGGTACTGTCAAACCTGTGAGAGTCGAAGTACCATTCGGACCTGATGAAATGACCTGCGACATTCCTGAATAAACACCAAATGTCTCTCCGCTATATGTAACTTGGCTAATGTCTCCAAGTATTGTCTCAGGTGAAATTATAATTTTATAAGAATCACTCATGACTGTGGTGGATTTAGATATTCATACCATCTTATTGGTGTTGTCGTGCCAACCCTCTCATTTGTTTTGATATCATATATACGATAGACTTTATCAATATAATCTAATACTACTCTATAATAGAAAAAGGTAGTATAATCAAAATCATAAACATTACTACCTAAAGTGGTGTTTGTAAAAATAGATTGTGGTTGGTTAGATAACTTCGTAAAGGAACCTGTTTCTGCGTTATAGAATTTAGCTGTCATGTAGAATGTATTGATTGGTATGAATTTCAAACTTTTCAACCAATACAGAAAAAATCCTTCTCTGTCGCCAACATAATCTAAAATGAACTTTGGTTTTTTTATTGTGACAGTATCTCTTGCCATTCCCGAAACCATCTCACTACCTTGTGTGGTAGGAATAATTACAGTAAAGTAGTTCTTCTGTCTTTTGTCATCAACAGTGTCATAAAAATCTAACTTGAAAAACGACTTGGTAAAATTATTAGAATAATAAAAAATATCTTGGACGGTAAATCCTTCACCCAAATAACTGTTTTTCCAATTTGTTTGGTCTTCCAAGGAACCACCTGAAAAGAAATAAAATTCGTAGTCTACAAAAGTTTTTTCACTATTGTCGTGTTTGTCATGTGGGAATCTTTCAACCTCAAAATCATAACCCTTACCCAAAACCTGCTCAACAGCAGCAGTCTCGTATTGGTCTATAGCATCATCAATACCCTCCAAATCCCAAGTGAGTTCTATCGGAATATTAATCTGTTTATTCAGACCATTTATTTGTTTGATTATAAAATTATTCACACTTATCAATTATTGGGTCAAATGGTACATTCAATCCGAATAAACCATCATTTATATTATATCCTTCATTATCAGGAATTAATTTAAAAACAAAATCTTTGAATGGATATTGTGCATTGTTCATAAATGGATAATCCACACCTCTACCTTCAGAATCTATAAATCCGTATTGATACAAGTCTCTCCATCTGAACTCTTGGTCTGCGTTTGAATAATAGGCGTAATTTGGTATACCATCTACTTGGTCAACAGAACCAGTTTCAACATAATCTGAAAAGGTTCTTAAGGTAATAGGGTTATGTGGTTTGTAGTAATAACCAGGCGAGTTGGTTGTCTGACTTTCAGTAGTCTTGAAGATGCTCTGATTATATTTTATTTTTTGATAATAATTCGAGTATACTCTCTCAACTTGTAAGTAATCGTTCCATTCACATAAGTCTCCGTCTATAATATCACCAACTTTTAGTGAGTTATTGTAATAAAAAGTTCTTGTGACTCCATCAGTTTGTTGATATGACGATGTTGTTATATTTGTTTTGGATAAGGTATTATTATCATCCCACCAAGAATTATTTGTATTCGTTATATTAAAACCCCAACCTTGTTTCAACCCTGAATCGAAAAAGGGTTTGTTGAAGTAACCTGAATATCCTTTATTAATTATTGTCAAATGTAATTCTGTCACAGGTCTCAATTGATTGTCCAATAGTCCACCTATGTTAATATCTATTTTACCTGTAAAAGTATATGAACTCGAACTAGTCTTTTGAGATATCCTTGTAATTTTATTTGGAGTGATTGAACTTAATTCTAATTTGAAATCATCTTTAAATGGATTTTTTTCAAATCCCGATTTCGTTAGAATGATTCCATTGGTATCCAAAATAACTTTTTGTTGTCTTACATAATACTTTGACCTAGTTTCGTTAGGTATTGATGCATTTACCACTCTTCTAAAAGTACCAATCATACCATCAAAAAACGTACTCCCCGTATAACCTATGTTATAAATGTTGAATACGTGAGATTCACTATCAAATTTTTCGTTCCCTAATGAAAAGACATCAAAAAGAGCTTGGGTTCTATATAAATAAGGTTTTTCGTTTACAAATATTTCCACCGATTCTCCAGCCGATAATCCATGAGAACAAATACATTCGAAAGAAATTAATCCTGCACCATTTTCTGAAGTTCTTCTTATTTTGAATGGTATTCCATCAGAAACATTCCAATCAAAAAAACTACCATTTAAACTTGCAGTTATTCTTTTGTCTGAAACATTCTGTGATGGATATGTTATATAGTAATCCCAATTATATGAATATGCACTAACCGCCTTGTAATTGATATGTGTGTTATTAATGTCGTCTCTGTAAAAATCAAATTCGTAATACTGTGGGTAACCATACCAAACTTTACTGAATATCGATACTTGTGGATTAACATAATACAATTCATTTCTGAATTTTGAATATTCTGTAGTACCAGTAAGTACGTTATCATAAACGTAAGTCATTTTGAATGTGGGTCTAAAAACCGTGCAACTCTGACGTTCTTGGTCATAGACTTCTGCCAAACTTACATTTGTAGTCCTATCGAACTCAACCATAGATTGCGCTTGTTGTTCAAGTGATAACTGAACCTGCTGGTCTATCAGTGGTGCTGACTCGTAAGACAACCCGCTTGGTATAATTCGATATCTATTCATCTATAGAGTATTTTGTTTTAAACTTATCCAAAGCAGTTGCACCTACTGTAGTACCAAAGTAAAAATGAAAAGGTGCTCCTACAATAAATCTATTACTATAATAAGGACCCTCAGGCCTATAATCTTGACTATACTGCTCGATTGTGTCACCATTAACATTGAAAATATAACCTCTCTCACTCAAATCATTCTGTAGACCTTTAGCTAAAAAGTAATGTTCAGGATTTGTTCTATCCAAAGATTGATATTGGTATTGAACTAAATCGTTTCTTGACGTTGCCCAATTATTAATCTCTGTTCCGAATATTTGATTACTATTAGTTAAACTCCATCTGTAGAATGGAACCATTTGTGATTTAATGCCGTAAGAAAATGGTACCGCATTATGAGTTGGTGTAGGTCTGAAATTAATTCTTCCTGGTGTTATGAAATCTTTGAATTGTAAGTTTTCTGTAGTTGATGAAAAGAATATTCCCACCGTAGGTCGAGAAGGGGTACCATAATAACCTAGCGGACTTTCTTGCCCGGCTTCAACACTATAATATTCAGGTGAAAACTTAATAACCCCTTCCTCTGAATTTATAGAAAGGAGTTGTGCTAAGTCCCCATCCACCCTTCTTTTATTCCCCAAGAAATTTTCATTTCTAGTAAAAAGTTCATTTATAGCCGAGTTACCTATCAATCTCGATAAGAAACTACTATTTATGATTCTCGATATTACAAAAAAGTTTACAATGTCTGATGTATCCGAATAACTAGTTGGGTTTAGTTCTGTCATAATATACGCATCAGACGATGGGTCAAAATTTATTTCTCCATAGAATGAATCTTTATAACCTAAATCTACAATAGTCGTAGGAAAAAGGAGATTTGTTTGATTAACCATGGTTGTGTCCCCAACAGGATTTGGCTTACCGATGAACTTTTGTCCGTTATAAGGACTACTCCTGAAGTAAAAATTATTACTCACTTTCTCATAATATACAACATCCGCACAATATTTTACATCACCAACTTTGTTTTGGTTATTATAAAATGTGTCAACTTGGATTGGGAAAGCATACAACGCACCATTGACCCAATTGTTTGTGAAAGTTTGTGAAAGAACTCCACGGCACAAAGCATAGAAAAATCTGAACCTATATCCCCACTCCGAAAATAATCTTATATCTGCACCAACACCAAATAATGGTCGTGTAAAAAATACGTAACAACCTTTTTCAACGTTATCATTTTGAACACAATTTGAAGATATACCAAAATTATTACTGTACCCCGTGTAACAGTTGAATTGAACCATGTTATCACAATCAAAACTGCTCAGAACATTCACATCAGGTAAACCTTCAACATCTGGTGGTACTTCTTGGAAACCCGTACTATATATAGGAACTAAAGTACCCTCTCCTTCATCGGGAACCTCGTAGAATGCAAATGCTCTATTCTGTTGAAGTAAAAATGCGGTACTATTTGTACCAACTCCATCTAATTGGTCTGAAGACGGTAATCTATCAGTTCTCATTACATTTTTCGTTTTGTCTGAGAATTGGAAAGGTATCAATCCTGAATTGTAATATGGTACATAAGAAAGGTAGTTGTGGAGAGAATTTCTTCCGATACCACTACTATAATAATATGCATTTCCATTTAAATCTTCAGCAGCATCATATTTCGAAGGAGTTTGTAAAAATGAATATTGTGGGTTCGAGAATCCTGCTTGGTCTGTTGCACTAGGGGCAAGGCCTCTGGCACCAAAAAATGATTGGTTTGTTGTTGCATAAAAAATAGAGCCATAATAATATACCGTATTGGAAGTAAATGCAGAATATTGTGACCCAGGTGTAAAGAAATAAGAATTATAAAACATATCGTTTTGTGTGAACGATTGCAAACTTGAATTCGGTGAATTCAATTTCTGTATAGGTATATTTAATTTGGTAGATGCTGTAACAACATATTTTGGGTCATCGATTGTAGAACCGAATAAAACCCCCAAATTATAACGATTTGTGTATCTTGGTGAATAAGGGTCTACCCCTCTTTGTAAGATTACTACGTATTGATTATCAAAATCCTCATATAGTTCTCTTAATTTTATTGGTTGTCTTGCAAATGACGCTGTTTGGAATGTTCTCCACCCCCCGTCTTTGATTTCGGGAAATATAAATATTGTAGAATCTAAAACTTTTGGTAACGTTTGGTATTGAGGTATTTGTGTCTGTCCTGTTAATTTAAAATATTCACTTACAGTAATTGCCGTTATAACCTGAAAATATTCCCTGTCACTTGGATAAGAATAGTTGTCTATCGTTGACCCTATTGGTAAATTATAACTCGTTGTTATCTCTTGTAGTTGATTCGAAGGATTAACATATCGGACGTTTATTGTGTTTGGTCCTACAATGGTGTTACCAGTTATACCAAAATCGCCAGTAACTCCTGTAAAATTGAAATTGGGGTCTAAAGAGGTTTGTGGATTTACTGTTGTAAGTACTGTACCAGTTTCATATGGATTCGTTGCTAAAACTGTTACAGTATTATCTAAGTGAAATGTTGATGTATTGTTTGAATGGTCTACAGCAAAACTGACTTTCACCCTGTTGAGGTTTGAAAAATACGATACTCTACTATTGAAAATGTTTATCCTTTCTCCGAAGGGTAAATCAAGACTATATGCCCTAAATTTATCATCCTCACCCTCTTGAACGTTAGAATAAAGTATTTTGTAAACTGTTGGGTCAGTGCCATCTATGTTACCTCCAGTTGCTTGTGAGTATATACTGGCAATTGCCGTTGCGTTTGTTGAATCACTACCAGCACCAACTAATTTATTGAACCAAATCTCATAATATCTATTCGGGTCAGAGAGAGGTGATAATTGCCCTTCTGAAGATATTACAACACCTAATCCATCAGTACTTGCGGGTCTACACTCACAAGCATCACAATTTGGATAAGTTACCATAGGTAATCTTATTGGTAATCCCCCTTTCTTGGGTTTTCGAAAAGTTAATATCCTGATACCATTTATTATCTGATAAATCAATCCTACGGTAAAATGTGCAACTAATAAAAAGGCTAACCCAATAAATTGGAGGTTCTGAAAAATTAACGAGAATAAAAAGTATAAAAAATCAAAATTTTTAAATCCCTCATTAACGGGAAATTTATTTACAGTACTCGAACAACTATCATCATCAATTTCTTTAATACCTATGAATCTAGCTCTACCTCCTTGTTTATATTGGTCTATCAAACTTGCAACAGTGTAAACTCTGTTGAAATTGAACTCATAAAAAGTATCCTCACAATTAACTATTGAATCTATTTTATTGTTTGCTTGTGTTGTTGATAGTCCTTCAGTATAACCAGTCCAATCCAACCCAAAATAATAAGAACTACGTTGTTGTTTGTATCTGTCACTATTTATTGGGTCATCTGAAGGGTCATCGTTTGGATTTTGAGTCCATCCATATTCTCTAATATTGGGAACTAAATAATAAGGTCTTCTAACTTGAGCAGTGAGTTCTCTCGATTGTTGCCACTTGATTTTAAATCTATACTTAGCCTTTGTTGGAACTCCCACATTCGGGTCAAATGATATAACTCTTTCACCAAACTCATTAGTAATGATATAATCCAAATTCATCGGTAATTCAGTCAGCCATGTTCCATCTTCATCAATTACATTTCCAGACTGTTCTAACTGATATTGCTCTAATATAGGGTTTCCGTTTGTATCTTGTCTGATTGTTTGCCTGATAGCTAAAATTTGTCCTGGTCCTGACACCAAATCACAAAGATTACCCATATTATCTCTTGGTTTGCAATTTTTTCTCAACCTAAACTTATCTGCCGTCGAAAACATAGACCCCATAAAAACCGATGTGGGTTGGATATCTATGTTGGCGTCATTTCTCAAATCAAAATCAACTCTGTTGACCGCAATTTGACAAATTTCAGGTTCACCCCATAAAGGAGATATTTCGGCTATTTTAGTTAATCTAACGATTTGGGGCAAAGAATTCAAATCGGTCGAAGTCCTGAATTCGTTTCCACTAACTTGATTTTCTGTTGCTCTTCCAATTCTTATTAGGTCTTGTGGTGTAAGCGAGAATTCACCCATGTCGGACAAATCAACGTCCATAACAAGTCTTTGGAATCCCAAAGGGACTCCAAATATCATGTAATCTCCACTCTCATTGGTTTTGACAGTATATTTGAAATATTTTTCGTATATCTTTGAAGCAACTGAGTTTGTTAGAATGTCTCTCGAGCTTGGAAATGTCCCTGTTGCAGCATGTTTACTATATGACTTTTCGTATGGAAGAAGATTATATCTATACCCATCTTCGTTTTTTTCATCGATTGTTCTGTAGGGATAAATTGTATTAATTGTGTTGTCTAATAAATCTTCTTCCTCCACAGGAATAAAAACAGAAACCTTTGCATTTGGAATACCCAAACCATTGTTTGCCGTAACTCTTCCTACAACCACACCATAATCAGCACACGAACGTGTATAAACATCCGCTTGTTGTATCTTAAGTGAAAGTATTTCTAAAAACTCGAAATCTTGATTAAGTTCAACATTGATGGATTTGTTTATCCCAAGCTCAGTTCGTATACGATAGCTTTGACCCATTATACCTTTAATCTATAAATAGTTTAGGGTAAATTTTTAAAAACTCACCAACTTAAATCTAAATGGGATAGAAAATAAATAAACCTATTAAGAGAAGGTTGAAGATTGGAAGTTCTTGACACTAACTTTAATATCTCTGGTTGGGTATCTAACTTGATATACTTGACTTGGCTCTGCAAACAATGTGTCGTCAACAGCTTGTATCTTTCTTGTTTCCTCATTTTCGTAAGCCATAGAAGTTTCGGCCGATGAATATTGTCCACCGACCAAATTGAAAACATCTAATCCCGCAACCGTGATAACACCTTCTTGGCTTTGGATAATACTTTTTAGTTCAGATAGGTAAACATTCTGACCCAATTCTCTTATTTGAGGGTTGAGGTATGCCGAAACTTTATTTACTACGTCTGTTATGATTTGGCCAGAATTTTGAGTAGCCTCCAAAACAACAGAAACTTCAATACTCAAATCAATCACTTGTGCTGTCGTTATAGATATATAGTCGTTCAACATTCTGTAATTTGAAAGATAATTTGCAATATTTTGTCTCAAAGTATTCGAAACTATATTTGTCAACTTACCTGAACTATCGTATGATAAAATTTGAATTATAATTTTGTTATTATTTTCTGTTATTGAAACTTTTGCTGGTGAACCAAACTCGGGTGGCATATTTCTAATTATAGCTTCATAGTCTTGAACAGTTACCGCTCTTTTTTGTGCTGCGAAATTGAATGATACATAATTTCTAACTTCTTCAACGTTCGGTGCATTTGCACCTCCAATTGCGGCAGTAATATTCACACATCTTAATGAATTAATTACTGAAGAGTTAGTAACCTCCGAAGGTCCGTTAACATAAAAGTTTACGGTACCCACTTGATTAATAACATTTGTACCTAAGTTGGTTGCAAGTCCACCCCCGATTCTATATTGAACAAACAAAGTGGAGTTTGGTGTTAATGTTGAACCTAATGCGAAATTATTAAAATAATTGTTCAATGTAAGTGGGACGCCCAAATTAGTAAAATTATTTAATTGTTCCTGAGCAGAAGTGGTACCTCCACCAAATGTCATTTTCTTAAATCCTTCAGGTGTAAATTCAGAAATAAATCTGTTACTTGTTTGAATATATCTTCCAACTTTTATACCTGGTTGGTCTGAAACTTTGGTTGGGTCTTCAATAAAGACTCTATCCTCAGCCAGTGCGTCAACTTCATACCATCTATTATCCAAACCTAAAAACTCTGCAGCAGTCGGTACATTTGTAAAGTCAGTACCATTTTTCAACAAAACACTTGTTATACCTAAAACATTTTTTTCGGGTAAAAAAAGTTCAAAGAAAGGTCTAACATCATTTGCAGAAATAACTCTTTTGAAAACTTTAGTTATACCGTTAACAACTAATTCTCTTTTTGTTATTGTATAATTGATTAATACTCCATTAGAATTGAAGTTTGGAATTTTTAGTCTATTTGGAAACCCTTGTGAATTATATGGTGAAGCAAAATTTACATCATAAACATTCTCAAATACGATTCCGGCCCCTGAAACTTGCGAACCTCTAACCAATGTACCTAAGTATCTTTCATCTTCTTTGTCCCCAAAAACAGGTACAGTAATAGAAAAATCCACTAAAGAAACACTTGGTTTTAGATTTGGTATTTTAAGACCATAGGTTCTAGCTATATTATATATTGAAGACCTTTGTTGTGCATATTGGAGAACTGTTTCTTGAATACTTCTATCAATATGATAATGTAGGTTATCTGCAACCGCAGCATTCAAATCCAAAAATACCGAGAAAACTGACGCGTCATTGAAATCTTGTATTAAGTCAGGGTAATATTGTTTAACGTAATTGAGTAATTCAGCACGAATACCTTGGTAGTCTCTAACCGTATATGAAATTTTGTTATTAGCCATCTTAATTAAATATTGATTATTACAAAATCACTTTGAGAAAATACCGAATTACCTATAGAGTAATCTATCCTGACTTTTGCAGTGTATTCGTATGTTCCTTTACCAGGAACTCTGTATATATCCCAAAGGCGATTACCTTCTGTTCCTGTGTAATCACCGTCTACTTGGTCCTCCGCTGTGATTGGTTCTATAGAGACATTATTTAATATCAAGTTAGGTAAAAATTCTTGTACCGAATCCCTGATATCCGATTCAATAGCACTGAATGTCAAACCATCGAATGGTTCGAATATGTATTCATACAATCTTGTTCCAAAAGTTGGTAAGAAATATCTTGACCCTTTTCTCGTAAGAAGTAAATGAATCAGGTCAGACCTAATTTCCTGTTGTTCGAATTCTGTGAGTGCCAAGTAATCACCTCTTACAGAATCTTGAAACGGAAAATATAGACCGTATGTAGTTCCATCTGCCATATTACATAAATATACGGCGATTATTTTTCAACTAAAGTTGTATTTCCTTTAATACCCTTCGGTTCATAAGGACAATGTCTACATCCACCATGAGAACCACAACAACTACCCCTTTTAATGTGATACTCCTCGGTGAAAACCACTCTATTATTTTCTATGTAATAATCAGAAGGGAGAATCTCATTTTGATTCTCCCTTTCTTTATTTGTATTTTCCATAGGTTATTATACTAAAACACATGCACCACCAGCACAAGCCAACTCACCACTCAAATCTGTTTCATCTTCCATTTCAACAATTTTAGACAAATCAACTTCATGTAAAGTTTGCATTAATTCCTCATATCTTTCTTTTGTACAATCCTCGAAAGGTGCTTGAATATATGTTCCTCCGTCGTATGGTAGAACAGAAAGTCCATTATAATGGTCTCTATTTTCCCACATCCATTCACCTACAGCAGGCCATTCGTGCTCACGAATTGAAACTGTTGCCGATACGTTGTGAGAGTTACTTCCACTTCTGTGACCTGGTTTAATCCAATCGACATGTACTTTTTTTACCCTTTCAAGTAGTTGGATTGGTGACTCATTTCTCAAAATAGAACCTTCGGGTGCTTTTTGAGGAATACCAATTACTGCAGTATCGTGTGGTCTGAAGTATTCGTCTTCCACTAATTCAGGATGATTTTCTTTCAAGTAAGAATAAATCGCTTCGTTCTTACCTACTCTTACTCTTCTGATATAGTAGTCATTGTGCCATGCATGAATTCCTGATGAAGTACCTAAAGTAAGTGAAGTTGTACCTGCAGGTTTTACTGTAGTTGTCCTTGCCGCTGGATTAATTCCAAGTAGTTCCGCAACTCTTTTATTTTCTTCTTTGACAATCTTAGATGCCGCCTTCATATCTAATTTTAATACCGCACCTGAACCAATACCTGTCATTGATACACCAATAAGTGCATCTTTCTCAGTAGTTCTTTGCCAAATAGGCCTTAAGTAATGAAAGTTAGTATATCCGGCTTGGAGTGTTCCACAGAACGCCGCAGCTCTTACTCTATCTTCAAAATCTTCTTGTGATACAACATTTGATACGTTTACTTCTGTTAGGTTACAGAATTGGAATGGTCTAAGTGCAATTTCACAACAAGGATTGGTTCCCCAATCTTTATCATTAGTTAAATAAATACCGGGTTCACCAGCTCCGCTTGCTTCAATTCTTTTCCAAAGGTCCATGAAGTAATCTTTAGTTATTTTGTGTCGGAGCAACACAGCTGAGTTA